TATAGAAAGACCTGATATAAATCATCATATGAATATTGGGCAAGATTTAGGAATATTATCACAAACACAATTTAATGTAGATGGTGTTTTTATGATAGATGGTGAACCTATTAGATATGTACAGGATGATGGATCTATTGCACCAAATGCTACAAACACATTTCCATTATTAAATTTTGAAGGTAGAACATATGATCCAAGAACTGTAGTACCTGAAGGATCTGAAATTTCTAATGTAAATGATTATACTGGAACTAAATCTATAATTAGAGCTTGGCAATTATCACCTTTTGCTAGTGATGTTGGAATGGCACAATATGCATCTGATACTGGTGGTGCACCATCTCCTGAATTTGTTTTTGATTATGGTTCGGATAATTTAGATTTTAGTGCTAATCCTCCAAGTAAACTTTATGATTTGGTAGCATATGATCCAAGATTAGAAAGAACTGATTATTGGGGTCATACAACAATTATTAAAAAAAATAATTATAATGGTAGTATATTTGATGATGGATTTTTAGTAGATAATATTCCGTTAGATGGCGGTGGATTATTTAATAGTTCAACAAACAAATATGTGGCTAATAGTGGATATAGAGAAGTACCATCTACAACAGCGAGAGATATAGCTTTTTCTGGGAATTGGGCTAATTCCAGTGTATTCAATATGGAAGGTGCTGGGTTAGGTTATAATTCAGTAAGTGCATCTATAAATAGGTACGAAGAATCGAGTGGTACTGGAACTTTATATAATATTTCTGGAAGTACTCATGGTATATCTCGTTATTTGGGATGGAGTAAATTTCTTAATACAGGAGATGGTTTAGGAAATTTATCGGATGATATAAGTTTAGTAAATGGTAGTTGGTATTTCGGTACGCAGATTCCAAGTAGAACACCAATGACAAATGAATATCAAGACCCATATTCTAATGGATTATATAATCATACATCTGCATCGAGAAGTAATACATTATGGTATCCTTCAGCAGAAGATCATAACGATGGTGGAATTCCAGGTCAATTAACCCTGTCTTCTGGACTTATGGGTGATGGTGATTTAATTTCAGATTCAATTTTTAATACAATTGATGTTGATGGATCTATGCAGATATCACATATTTCAGGTTCTATGCTTGATAGTAGGTTGTCAGTACATTATGGTGGTATTAAGACGATGGGATCTGGTAGTAGAGGTTTAGAACCTTATGAGAGTTTTGATATCCAAAATGCAAATGATCCAAGATTTAATGCTATGGATTCACAGATGACATGGGAATCAAGAACTAAAAAGTTTTTACAAACACCTAAAGGTATTAAGTTTAGAAATAAACAACAAAAACTTTGGGATGAATCTCCAACTGGTGGTCAGGGTGCAAATGTAGCTAATTGGGAAAATTTCTTAACAGATTCTGAAGGTAGTCCTACAGCTGATGGTGAAAATCCAGCTATTAATTATGGACATAATACAGCTACTGATGGAGTAGTTGATACAGGATATACTAAATATTATAGTAGTATTGGTGTACCGAGTAAAGGTAAGTTTCTCGGTATGGATATGGATGCAGAGACATTACCACAAAAACCATTTGGATCTATAGTTGGTAAACAAGATGTACCACTTGATGGTGCTTATATTCCAATGTTTGGTGATGATAATTGGGCAGAACAATTAGTAAATCAAGGATTGAGACTGGCAGTTGCGGGTATTGATAGGGCTTTGAAGAAAAAAGGTCAAAAGGATGCAGGTAACAAGGATGCTGATGGTAAACCTAGAGGTGATTTTAGTACTCTCTTACCTATGCAAAATGGTAATAGTATGTTTGCAGCTTTTCCAATGAATTTTAGAGATATAGAATCACAACGAAATTTTATGCCTTTTTATTTTAGAGATATGAGAGATAAATCTTGGATATTTTTTAGAGGATATTTGTCTAATATGACAGAAACTATGGCATCACAATGGACTGAAGAGACACCTTTGGGTAGATCTGAATCAGTTCATATATATCAAAAAGGTACTAGAGATATAAGTCTTACATTTGAATTGATGGCGAATACCAGAGATGAATTAGATATGATTTATGCTAAATTAAATAAATTACAAACATTTGTTTATCCTGAATATAAAAGAGATGTAAGTTTTACAGATTTGGGTAAATTTACATGGTGGGGTGGTTATGAAAACGATACAGTTTCAAAATTAAGAGCAAAACCACCATTAGTTAAATTGAGAATAGGTGAATTATTCGGAAAATCAGGAAATGAAGTTATGGGTTTTGTGATGAGTTTAAATTTATCTTATCCTAATGGTTCTACTTGGGAAACATCTCCTGGATCAAGAGTTCCAAAACAAGTAACAGTTACAATGCAGTATAAAGTATTACACGAAAGTGTTCCTGATATCAATACTCAATTCCATGGTAAACAAACTGCAGGTGGTGCTTTGGTTAACTTTATAAAAGGATTGGCATCGTCAGGTGGTCAAAATGTTATGAATTGGGGATCTAAACACGGATCTGCTGGTTTTGGTGGAGGTTGGCAAGATACAACCGATTCTGTATTTAATGTAATGGGTACAGCTGCATCGGTTGCTGATGATTTAACTAATTATATGAATGATTATAAGAATCCTTCAATTCCACCAAAAGGTGAGGAGGTTTAATATATATGAGTAGGTATAAAGATTTACAAAAAAGGCCAAGTAAAACAAAAGAAGGTAAAGAAAAATTAGAAACTGCTTATTATTCTGTGATACCAGATAGTAATACGGATGTTATAGTTTTGACTCAATATGGTGATAGATTTGATAAATTAGCACATCAATTCTATGGAGATCCATATCTATGGTGGTACATAGCAAAAGCTAATAATATGAAGTTTAATAATATCCCTGCAGGTATTAAAATTAGAATCCCAGCTGGAAAAACTAATACATATGCCGAACAGAGCAAGGATAGGACATGGTTAACTGGTGATGAAGATACAACACCTGTTTACGATGATTTATAAAATTTATAGGAGGTTATAGTGGGTGTAAAACAATCACAATTTTCATATGATAAAATATATCAAGGCTCAAGATTACATCCTGATATACAGAGGAGATTAGAAGCTTTACAAAAATCTGCCGAAAAGAATCAGTTTGGTTATTCTAAATTTGAATGGTCTGAGGGTAGTGAAGGTAGTTCTAATAAAGGTAAGAAAAATACTATGACATACCAGGAAGCACTTCAAGATAGAAATTTTGATGGTGCGGGTGAATTAAGTTCTAGAAGACCATGGGTTAGATTTTGGACAGCTATACAACCATATAAACTCGAAAGGGATGGGGCACTTAGCAAGGCAGCTAAAGAAAGTGGTGCAATTGCAGATACACAGGTCCTTTTTAAGCAAACTCCAAAATATCAACAAATATGGGAATTAGGAAATGAAGTGTGGAATTCATACCAAGAGGGTATGAGGACTCCAGGTGCTTCTGTTAATGAACTTGAAGATAAAAGTGGATTTACTCCAGGACAATATAATTCAGATAATCCATATAATAGACCAGCACCAATAGTTAATTCGGCTAAAAGTGTCACATTAGGATCAAAAGAAGGTGGATTGATAAGAGAATCTACTGTTGATTTTTCTGTTTTTAATATGAGGGATTATGAAAATATAATTTTACCATATTTTTTAAGACCAGGAGCTGAAGTTTTTCTTGATTATGGTTGGGATACTGGAGCTGCATATCCAAGAAGAGAACATTTAAGAAAAGGGGATATGTTAGAAAGTATATTTAAATATAAAACTGGATATGTTGATAAGTCAAAAGGTGATATGAATGTTGTTTATGGGTTAGTGGATAGTTTCAGTTCCACTGTTAGACGGGATGGTGGATACGATTGTTCGGTAACAATAATGTCTGCTAACTTTGCTTTGTTGGATTTTACACGAGATAATGGACCTGCACTGGCACCATTGATGGATGTAGAAGTTAATAAAACATTGTCGGATTATTGGCAAAGGGCTATGGGTGTGGAATTATCCCCATCGTATGATGCTGTTTATAATACAGTAGGAGCTCCAGGTCAACCATTTCATTCTCAACGTGATGACAATGTTTGGAGAAAACATGCATTATTGAATTTGAAAATGAGAGTTAATGAAAAAATGCATACAACAAGAACAAAAGCAGGGTATAATTCTACTCCATGGGAACCTTCTGATGCGGAGTTTGAAACAGGAATTCATTATCAACCTTTCAAGGGAAATTTTGCATATTTAGGAAATCAAGGAACTTTTGAGAAATTAATTGATATAGATATAGTAGATGGAAAGGAGCAGGGGGATGCGAGAGCTTTTGAATATTATATGCAAGAAATGCATAAGAATTGGTGGAATGCTGATCCTACTAAAAATGTTTTTGTTAGCTTTAAATGGTTGGAACATTTTTTAAATAAACATGTAGGACATAGATCTAAAGAAGGGAAAGATGCGAGTATACAATTTGATATGTCTAGTCAAATAGTTGGTTGGAATGAATTGGTATACCATAAACAAAATTTATTAAGATGGATGCCACAAGGTTTTAGAGATGCAATGTCCAATCAAGAACAATTTTTGGATTTGTGGTCAAGGAGTAGTCTTGATTCATCTCATTCTGCAGCAAAATGGTTTCTACCTCCAGATAAATATACAGCTAGTTCATTTCCAGATAGTCATTATGTGGTAAAATCTTCAGGTTCTGGAGTTGGTATGGATGGTTATTGTAGTGTTGGTAATATATGGATGAGGATTGATTGGATTCGGGGAATTTTTGAAAACAATACAGATTTTAGAAAGGCTTTGAAAGAAATAACTGATACTATAAATAAAGAGTCTCATGGTTTAATAAGATTTAGGTGGTATTCAGGTGGTGCAGATACTAGAGCAGTTTTGGTTGATACCAATGTACCAGCATATACTAAACCTGTTGATGATGGTGATAAAGGTTTTGAAGATTGTGAAGAAAAGGGTGGATTATATTGTGCACAAGAATTAATTAAAGGTAGTGGTAGAACAAATTTAACCGCTATAGATGCTGATGCAAGTGCTAATTTGTTTGCATTTAGTATTCAATCACCTGATTCTATAGTTTATGATGCATCGATTGTTTCGAATTTACAAAACAATACTGTGAAGACTGATTTATTATTGAGGAGTATGCCAAAAGGGATACCAACATTTAATGTTGATGCTGGCTGGGCTGAATCCACTTTAATGAAAAATTTACAATCGTATGCTGCTAAAGGTAATAAATCATCTAAAACAACAAAGATTGAAGATCATTGGGATTATGTTCCTGGTTTCATGGGGGAGGATTCGAAACAGAGAATGTATGATGAGTTTAGTATAAGAGTTACCGGTGATGGTAGGAGTTATGATGCATCATCCAATCCAAGAGATTATTCTTTTGAATCTTTACAAGCTATTTATAAAAATAACGAACCAGATAGTGTTGATTGGAGACAACATGAATGGGAACAAGAAGAGGATTCGACTGATGGTGAAGATCATCCAACTCAACATGTCGGACAAGGTGATTGTACTATACATAGGACTAAAGAAGGTGAAACATTAGGAGAAGTTGCAAGACAATATCAAACTAATTATACAAAAATTGTTGATTGGAATCAAACTAGGACAATTGCAGAAGGTGTTATTGGTATATCAAATCCAAATCAAATTAAACCAGACTGGTATTTATGCGTTACAGATCCAGGAAATGTAGGAACACATAAATCAAATGTACCTAATGACGAAGAACAGGGTGAAATTCAAGATGCATTAAATAATGACGAAGAACCAGAAAATCAAACTCAAAGTACACTACCACCTTTGCCTAATCCTGAATATGTTGCATATCATCTAACTACAGACGAAATGATGTATGATTTTATAGTTAATGACCCAATTGAGTATTTTGAAATGAGATTAAAAGAACCTATGATATGGGCCCAGGGGGTTGGTGATGCAAAAATACCTATTGAATTGAATATGCATATTTATGGTACATCTGGAATTTATTGTCAAAATATTGTTACGATAGATTATTTACCATTAGCTTATAGGGAAAAAACTTATTTTAGAATACAAAAAGTTGAAGATATCATAAATTCTAGTGGATGGAAAACAGGAATAAGTGCTATAATGCAATATAAGAATGCCGGTACTGAAGTTATGAATTCAGCTAGGGGTTTATTGGATGTAAATCAATGGCAGAAAACAAGAATTTGGATGGGAACTAATGGTTTACAGGCGATGGGTTATACTTCTGAAGATATTAGATTTTTTAATAATCCAGATCATAAAAAGTTTCATGAGAATTGGTTTTTATATCCTCCTGGAATTGGTGGTAGGGCTAGTTTCAATACATCTAAAGTTAATAAGGCATATGGTGATGATCCAAAATGTCAGGCTTGGCAAGATATATTAGATAATACTAAGTTATCCAGTAAGGAAAGAGATGATCAGTTAAGAAAAAATGATTGGCATGAATTTAAACATTGTTTCTTTCAATTTGATGAATCTGGACTTAATGGTTCTTGGCAAATTTGTGAAAATGAAATCCGATATGGTGGTAATAGTTTACATGAACTTATGACTCCAGGTTGTATGATGGGTGAGAATCCATGGATATGGGTTGGAGATCCAGATCATGCTAATCCACAAACTGATGAACAATGTGAGCTGGATAATCAGAGAGTTATGGATATGTATGATTCCATGGAGAATAGTTGTTGTATGCCTAATGTACATCCGGAAAATTGTAATCATGTTAATTTAAATATGTGTAGAACTGAATGGGAAAGATTTGGTGATGAATGTATAGAAAAGGCTCAACAAGATTATGCAAATGCAGCTGGTAGTGATGATGGTTCAGATCAAGAACAATTACCCCCTAATTAAAAATAAAAAAAAAGCTTTTGATTTTACATAAAAAGGTTGTATATTGAATAGGTTATGAAAATTTTAATTCCGATATTTTCAGATGCATTTTTGCATCCATTGCATAAAGATAACGATTTATCGTTATTATATGTTCGTCATGTTGGTGATACAGAAGGTAAAATGATATGTTTAAATCACCCAGATTGTGTTGATAGAGATACGATTGATGATATAAAAAATGATCATACATCATTTTATATTACACCCGATGTTAAAAAAATTAAACATATATTTCCTAATAATAGGTTAATTGATGTTAATTTTATACATTGGTGGGATAAGAATATACCAATGGATTTGGATAATATAAGAATAAATGCGTATGATTTTTTCCACAGTAAGTATTACAATGTAAAAGATGTAAACAAAATCATACCATTATGCAAACATAAAGAGTACTGTGATAAACTTTTTGAAAAAATTAATGATTATATTGAAACTTGTTATGATAATTCTTATCATGTGGATGTTATAGAGGCATTTTCAAATATAGAAAGAAAGGGAATAAAAGTAACTGATAATGTATGTGGTATATTTGATGAAAGAGTACGAAAACATATATCTGATGGTAAATTATATTCACAATATAATTTGTGGACTTCTACTGGTAGACCATCAAATTCATTTGGATCTGTAAATTTTGCAGCATTACCACCCGAAAAAAGAAGTGCTTTTATGTCGGAAAATAGTATGTTTGTAGAATATGATTTTGATGCATATCATTTAAGATTAATCGGGGATTTAGTAGATTATGCTTTTGATAAGGATTCTGTACATCAACATCTTGCAGAATTTTATGGTAGTACTTATGAAGAATCTAAACAAATATCATTTAAATTACTTTATGGTGGAATAACGAAGGAAATTAGGGAAAAAGTCCCATTTTTTGATAAAGTTCAAAATTATATTAATTTACTTTGGAGTGAATATAATCGTGATAAATGTATAAAGACTAATATTTATAATAGGAGAATTGTATTAGATGATTCGAATAGAAATAAGTTGTTTAATTATGCAATTCAGGCATATGAAACTGAAAGGAATATTCAGAGTATATTAAAAGTGAATCGATATTTATCTAATAAAAAAACTGATTTGGTTTTATATGGTTACGATAGTTTTTTGTTTGATTTTCACAAAAATGATGGAGTAGATACATTGAAAGATATAAAAAACATTTTAGAGGATAATAAATATCCAACAAAAATTAAAATTGGTGATATTTACAGTAGTATGGTTGATGTTACTAATAGGTTATAAATTATGAAGTTAATTTCCAAAATTTTAGACAAGATTTTAATAGAGTGGTCTTACCGAGTTGATGATGGTATGCCTAATCCTAAAAATTCATTGCATTTAGTTGAATTGAGAAAAGTTTTAAATGAATTACAATTTTCACCTGATTTAGCTAGTGGTTTGATTCAAAATTTAACAGAAAAAGAAGATAGTGGTGGTGTGGTTGTTGGTGATACAGTTGCAAAAGCTAGAAAAAAGGCTGGCAAAGGTCAGAAATATAAATCTAAACGTGGTAAGAAAGTATATGTTAAAGGAAATGAACCTTCTGGAAAGAAACCAACTAAAAAAACTACCGATAAGAAACAAGATAAACCTGTTAAGAAAAAAGAAACAGAACCTAAAAAACCAATTAAAAAAACAGCTCAACAGAAAAAAAATGAAGGAATAGATCATAAAAAAGTTGATGATGCACTAAATATGAATGAGTCTGAAGCTAAAAAAATAGAAAAATTAGTTGCAGTTACAAAAAGTAGAATATCAAAGTTATCTAAAGATATGAAAAAGGTTAAACGTGGAAGTCCTCAATATTTAAAATTAAAAAAACAAAAAGATAAATTGCAATTGATGTTAAAGAAAAAGGGTATAGGTTTGGGTACACCAATGTCTCGTGCTGGTGAAGGAGTAACACATAAAGCTTTGACATTATTACAAGAAGGAAAAACATTTCCTGAAATTGAACAACATTTTGAAGAGATGGTTAACCAACCTGGAATTTCACCACATATATTGAGTAGTACAACGGGACAAAAATGGTTAAAAGCTGGAATTTCAGCTGCTAGGATGATAGCCAATGATGTTGGTGTGGATAATATTAATACTATTAGTTGGGATACACCTGAAGGTAGAAATGCTATAGGTGTTGATGAGAATTTTGATACTGCATCTGATATGTTTGTACAGACAAAAGATGGTAAAAAAATAGGTATTAGTTTAAAACAAGATGGTAAAGTTTTTCTTAATAGTGGTGGATGGGATAAACAAATAGGAGTTATATCAAAAAAATTAAAAGAAAACGGATTGTCAGATCAAGAAATAGAAGAATTTAATAAAGTAGCAGGTAAACCTAGTTATGATAAAGGTTTGTCGGATGCAATGTCTAATGCTGTTAGTGTTTTAGAATCACATGGAGATGAATTACAACAAGATGTTGATAGATTTTTTGCAGATGATGCAGATGGAATTGAATACGCTAAAGGTGTATTTGGTCCTAAATATGAAACTTATAGAGCTAGATTAAAACCATTGAATGATTTTTATAAAAGAATTAAAAATGGACCTAAATCAAAAAATAATCCTGGCGGGTATATGGCAGATGATATAAAAGCTTTAGCTAGATTATGTAGTGATTCTGAATTTGTCCAGAGTAGAAATCCAGAACTTTATCAAGATATGCGTCAACAAGATGTTAAATTAACCAAAAGAACTATGGAACATAATCCATCAGTTGCAACAGCATTTAAAAAGAATATCTTAAAAGGTATTCATGTTGAAAATATTTTAGGATTAAGTGACAGACAAGATGGAGATGTTGATGAGTTTAAAACAGTTTATGGTATTCCACCTGATGGTGCACAATTAACTGAAGATAATTTAATTAATATGTTTGGTGAAGAAAGTGGTAAAATACTTAAAGAAAATTTAAGTGAAGTTAGGGATGGGAAGAAAGATAAAAAAGAACTATTGAGTCATATGGCAGACCAAATGGATATTGATTATAGAACTGGTGAAATATTATTTAAACATAAAAGTGGTGGTGCACATGGATTATTTTTATTAAAGGCTAGATCTAGAGGTGTTGGATCTGCACCGACTATGGAATTATCACAAACACCTTTTATGGCTTATTCACTCAAAGAAGGTGGTGAACTTGATTATAAAAAATGGCAACCTGAAACTAGAATGAATTTTTTAAGAGGACAATCAACATCGACTAAAAATGAAATTAAAAATGTAAAAGATGCATTGGGTGGAGATCCAGAAACAACCGAAGATAATGAAATGAAAGATTGGTATGTATCATTACTTGAAAGATTGGATCAGACATTAAAAGAGTACCAAGAAGCTAAAGATGAGTGGAAAAGTGTAACTGACAAAGTTAGCAGTTATTTGAGGAGTACATATTAATGAGAAGTCAACTATTATGCACTTTTACTAATCAAACTGATTTGGATAAAATTGTAAAACATATAACAGATTCATATGATATTTTATTTAATAAGATTTATATTTTACAGAATGAGGATAATGTTAAAGAATTAATTTGCACTTATAATGTTGATACTACAGAGAGTATTGACTATAATTTAGTAAAGGGAACTATATCTTTACATAGAAAAAAATATACTAATACTCTTTATACAATTAATGCATTGAATGAAACCATTAAAAATTTAAATAATGGTGTTTTAGATAAGAATTTTTTAATTCCATGGGAGAATTTTAAAAATATGATATTGGTTACAAATAATGAAGGTTTAACAAAAATAAATACACGTATTTATAAAATTCATAATATTAATGAATAAAAACGTTGACACATATATGTATTTATGTGTATATTGTTATCAATATAATTAGTTAATAATAAACAACAATAAGTTATAGGAGAATGGTTATGTCAAAATCATCTACAAAGACAAAAGCAGCTACAACGAAGAAAACATCTTCAAAGTCTGCACAAAAACATGATCTTATATACATAATGAGTAATTCATGTGGTTGGTGTAAAAAAGCCGATCCAATCGTGAAGGAACTTGTTAATGATGGATATAAGATTACAACTCTGGATGTTATGGTTCCGGAGGAATCTAAACGAGTTAATGAATTAAAAGAAAAACATAATGCTCAATGTGGAACACCACTTTTTATAGATGCAGAAACTGGTAATTCAGTTTGTGGATTTAGAGAAAAAGATGTTCTTGAAAAATGGGCAAAAGGTGAGGAAATACCAAAACCACCTCAACCTAAAGGTCCACCTCCACCACCACCTTCTGATTTAGAAGATGAAGCTCAAGTTAAAGAGTTTACTTCTAAATATGAACAGTGGGCTAAGGAAAATGATCATTTGCCAAATCTTTTGACTATCGAACAAGTTCTTGATAGACTTAAACAAAGTAGAGCTAATGCAAATCAAAACCAACCAGCTGCAACTGGTGGGTCAGTAGCTCCAACTGGAGCAACAGGTGGTGCATCTTCTTATCAACCTAAATTTAACACTAAATTTTATTATTTAATGATGAATGGTAAGAGAGAAGTTGTTTTTGCTGAAGAGGCTTCTATTAATACATTACAACAACAATATTATTATCAAGAATCTGATGGTAATTTGACTAAAGTTGTTGGTGATAAAAGCTGGACTACAGGTGGAACTCCGGTTGCAAAACCAATGCCAGTTACTAATGGACAGAAGACGAAACTAGCAAATGCAGGAGCAGGATCACATCCAGCTAAAAAAGCTGGAGATAAAACTCAAGTGAGTGAAGCTGTTAAAGCTAAAATCGCTGAAGTTAAAAAAGAGTCTGCAAAGAGACAGAAAGTTGCAGAACAAAAAAGTAAAGCAAATACAAAGACGATAAAAGGTCTTTAGAATATATGTCCAAAGGTGTTAAATTTTCTTCATTGTGGCAAAGCCTAGTAGATGATGGATATAATGTTGGTACTTACGAGGAGTTTATCAAAAAACTTGATGACTCCTCTAAAGTATCTTCTTTAGAATCCTTTTTGAAAAGTGAGTATAATTTAGATGATCAAGATTTAAATAGAATCACTAAAATGGAAAGAATGTTAGAGGAAGAAGAAGCATCCAAAACAAAATTTCCATCAATGTTTCAGATGGGGAGAAATTTAGTTAAAGATACATGGACAAGTATGAGAGCTAAATCTAAAGGATATCAATGGATGGTATCTGCAGATAAAGCGGATGAAAGACTTGAAATTTGTAGACAGTGTCCATTTTTTAAATATGATCAAGTTAATCCAGAGACTGGAGTAGCTGATGGTAGATGTTTAAAATGTGGTTGTTTTATGAATGTAAAAGCCCATTGGGCTTATGCAGAATGTCCTATTGGAAAATGGGGCAAGTGTGAAGAAATAAAAAAATAAAACGTTGTTTTATATATCAAAAAAGATATATATTATAGTAAATAGGTTATATGGTTTTTAGTAAACCATAAATAATAAACAATAAACGATAAAACATAGGAGAAATATAATGGATATTTCAAAAATCAAAAATAGATTGAATCAATTACAATCTACAACTTCAACTAAAAATAACTTTTGGAAACCTCAACCAGGTAAACAAGTAATTCGTATAGTACCTTATAAATTTAATAAAGATAATCCGTTTCAGGAATTATTTTTTCATTATAATTTAGGTAATAATAAGACTTATATATCACCTGCTTCATTTGGTAGACCAGACCCAGTAGAAGAGTTTGCAAATAAACTTAAATCTACAGGTAATAAAGATGAATGGATTCAAGGTAAAAGACTTGAACCTAAAATGAGAACTTTCGCTCCTGTAATTGTAAGAGGACAAGAAAACGAAGGTGTTAAGTTTTGGGGATTTGGTAAGACAGTTTATCAAGAGTTATTAAGTATAATAGCTGATCCAGATTATGGTGATATTACAGATCCAATGAATGGTAGGGATATTATGGTTGAAAGACAAACTCCTGCTGAGGCTGGTAATCAATATGGTAAAACTACTATCAGAGTTAAACCTAACCAAACAGCTTTAACTGAAGATAAAGATCAACTTGAAAATTTATTTGAAAGTCAATCTGACATCACAGAGTTATATACTGAACCTACTTATGATGAATTAAAAGATGCACTTCAAAACTTTCTAAATCCAAGTACTGATGATGAAGCTGAAACTTCTACAACATCTAATGGTGTAGCTGCTAGTACAACTCCAACTTCAAATACTGGAACTACTGCAGATACTGCAAAGAAAGAAAATGTGGAAGATGCATTTGATCAATTGTTTAATAACTAATAAATAATCATATTGTTAAAGGTGAGATGCACATTTCACACATGAAACTTCTCACATTGAATATAAGTATTCATAGAATCACTCTCTCACCTATAACATCATAAGGAGAATTATATGTCTAAAGACGATTTAGCAAAAGTAATACAAGGTGAGTTGAATAAACAATTCAAACATCAGAAAGTTGCATACTTTCTTGATGGAGATGAAAATCCAACAGATGTAACAGATTTCATTTCAACAGGTTCAACAATGTTAGATATTGCTATTTCCAATAGACCAAATGGTGGTGTTGCCGTGGGTAAGATTACTGAATTAAATGGTTTAGAGGGTAGTGGTAAATCTTTGATTGGTTCTCATTTGTTAGCATCAACACAGAAAAAAGATGGTATAGCAGTTTATATAGATACCGAATCAGCAGTGTCTCAAGAGTTTTTGAGAGCTATTGGTGTGGATACTACAAAAATGTTATATGTACATTTGGAAACTGTTGAAGAGATATTTGATACTATTGAAACAATTGTTACAAAGATTCGTGAGTCAAACAAAGATAAGTTAGTTACAATTCTTGTTGATTCATTAGCAGCTGCTTCTACAAAAGTAGAAATGGATGCTGACTTTGATAAAGATGGTTGGGCTACTGCTAAAGCTATTATTATAAGTAAAGCTATGAGAAAAGTAACTCAAATGATAGCTCGTCAAAAAGTTGCTCTTGTATTTACAAATCAATTACGACAAAAGTTAGGTGTAATGTTTGGAGACCCTTGGACTACATCAGGTGGTAAGGCTCTTCCATTCCATTCATCAACTCGTGTTAGATTTAAGAATATGGGACAAATCAAAGATGGTAGTAAGAATACTATTGGTATTAAAATAAAAGGACAAGTGATTA